CTTACGACGAAATGCTGCTTGCTCTTCGTCCTTATCAAGATTTCTCTTCATTTTTGAAGATCCGCACTTTGGTTTAGTGGTCTGTCCAGGTTGTCTGGCGCAGGGTTTACCTGCGTATTTGCCACCCAACTGAACCCAGCCAGGCTTGCCATCAGAAGACCGACTCTTGCCAAACCAGTCACGCAAAGAACTATCACCACTTTTCGATTCATTCATCTTAATAGACATTAGGAATCCTCATTATTATTTAGGAACCCCTGTTTTAATAATTTAGATAATTCGGACGTAGAACCTACAAATAGTGCGTTGTTTGTGACATTATTATTTGTAGTCTTAGTAGATTCATCTTCCAAGTCTTTTACTTTCTTCTGTAAGTCCGCTAACTTATCTGTTGTATCAGCAACACTTTTGATTAACTGACCAGCAACTTCATATGCTCTTGGACTTGCACTTTCACCTGCAAGTTCCATAATGCCATTGATTGCTTCCTGACCCTTTTCGATTAATGAATAAAGATTTGCTCTTGTATACTCATAATCCTTTTTAATATCATCGACTTGTGGTTTTTCTTTTTTAATAGGTGCTTTTTCGACTTCCACAATATCACTAGTGATATTCAATGCTTTATCAATAGGGTCAAAGTTAGACATTACTTAAGATCTTCCTGTCTAGTTGGACTATATGTAGATCCATCACTGAAGAATGTAGTGGTTTCGGAGAATCCAAAATCATCATCTGGTCCAGCTGAGATTGGATCAGGAGTAACTGTATATCTTACTTCGCGCTTCGCTGTCTGAATATTTGTATCGTTGTACATATCCACTTGAACCTTCTTGATAAGACCATCGGAAGATTCGGCAACAGGACCAAACAAATAAGTTTTTGCTGTGAACTGTAAAGTATATATTAAGGCACGACGTGTAGAGAAATCTCCTTCATAGTCGTCTTGGAAAGAAATGCTGTCCAATACAACAGGAATGTCCTTCTTTTCATTGATTGCATCTACCAAATCAACAGTCAAGTTGAATGATGGTTGGAAGTATGGTAAAATCTGCTCAATAATCTGAAGTGAATCATCATTCAACTTTGTGAGAATATTAAGTTCAAATCCAATGTTATATGGGACGGGCATGAAAACTTTCTTCATTTTACCGTCTTTACCAACCGCCTTAAAAGTCTGAGTAATACCAGTCTTTCTGGTTGGATCATATGTGATTGAGTTCATCTCAAATGACATTCTAGGCAGAGTGATTTGAATTGCTTTATTCAAGTCTGCCTGCTGTTCTAATCTGGCAAGGAACTTTTGCACAGGACCATATGCCAGAGGAACTTTCATCTGACTGATGCTGTTGCCATCTTTATTTTTATGTCTGATATTGATATCATTAAAGACGGTACCAAACGCAATAATTGTGCGTCTGATGATTTCGTGATAATAGTATGTGCCTAACATTAGTATGAACCGAATGGATTAGATTGTGAGAAGTCAAGGATTAAATCTGCTTCTGCTTCTATTTCTTCATTAGAAGCATATTCATCATATATATCATCTTTATTGTATGAACCAACTGCATAGACGGTGGATGAATCGACTCCTGTAACAAGTTCTCCTGGAATGAATCCTCTTGCAGTTGTAGCGATGCCAACATTTGATACCTTGAGTATCTTAGTATCCAAGTCCCAATCTTTGACTCTACCCTGTGTTCCGCTGATAGAACCATTGACGAGTTCATTGAAATTGTAGTTACCTGTGGTGCTAATAAATGGAGGATTAGCAATAGTAACAGTAACAACTCCAATCATTCCAGAACCAGGATCTGTGATTTGAATTGCACTTACGGCAAGACCAACCAAAGCATCCTTCATGATAGGAATAGCAGTTGGTGTAGATACACCTGCACCAGTGGTTACAAAGGAGATAGTAGGAGCAACGGTGTATCCTCTCCCTTCTTCTATCACACTTATTGCAGTTACACCGCGCAGTGAAGTCTCTACGCTACATGTAGCGGCAGCACCAGTTCCTCCGCCACCTGTAAATGTAATGGTGGGTGCTTCTGTATATCCAACACCAGCATTTGTTATTCTGATACTTTCAATAGAGTGAACACCACCCCTGACTGTTGTAATAGCAACCGCAGTGGCATCAACATTTCCAACACCTGCAGGTGCTGTTCCAATGGCAACAGTTGGTGGTGAAGTGTAACCAGAACCATCATCATTCAAGAATATGTTTCTAACATATCCAGTATTTACTGTAGCAGTTGCTGTGGCAGTTACACCAGAACCAACCAGTTGAAGTGTAGTGATATATCCTTCTTCCTGTACCGTCTCGTCAATCTCTTCAATACCAGTGTGGATAACTTCGTCTTCGTATTCAAATAGTTCGCATTGTATTTCATAGACATATGTTTTACCTAACTGATAAAATGGTTTTTCGTGCTCAACGAACTTAATTTCAAAGAGTCTTTGTCCTAATGGAAAATATACTAAGTCTCCTTCTCTTGGTCTTGTTACTAATTCTATCTCATCATCATCTTCCGCATCAAGGAATGGAGTAATAAAATCTTCAAACCTTTCTTTTGATATTGTCAGAGTTACTTCATCTCTCAAACTGACACCAAACTTTGTAAGAACATCACCAGCACCAGAATATCCTTCATAGGTGTTGACGTATGCTTCTAATGCAAAGTTATCATCAAACTTAGAAGATTGAACTTCCTTGATAATAGTTTGTTTTCTTACAAACTTTCTTGGTATGTAAGTGACCTCAACACCATAAATTTGCAGTTGCTCATTGATGAGATCCTGAATCAGTCTTTGTTCTGATTGTGCTCCTTGAAGGAAGAAGGGATTTAGTGCCATTATCCAATAAAGTCGAGAGGTGGTAATTCATAATCCATACTCATTTTGGATTTTATTTCATCCAATTCTTTTTCTGCATCTTCATAAATCTCTCTACCATTCAGTTCAATACCACCTGGTAGTTTGACACCTCTGAATTTAATGAGGTTCTGTCCCCACTGTCTCTTGATGAGTGCAGTAAGATATCTCTTTACAAAAGAATCGTTATAGATTTTTGCAAAGTTAGCAGGGTCAAGTGCTCTGAAACAATCAATGACAATAAAGTCTCCTTCAGTAAACTCTGCAAAATCAACATCTAAGTACAATCTGTTTTGATTCTTAGTGAATCTAATTTGCTTATCAGTAGTAAGAAGGTAATCAATGTCAGACAAATATGTCTTCACCATTGAATATTGTAAAAGATCAATTGAATTGAAGTTGTATATGTCATTCAAAAACAATTGATATTTGACACTGAACATGCTGCCAGATATCTCACTTGTATTGAATTTAAATACCTTTTCAATACCGATTACAGGATCGGGAACTTGAATGTAATTTGAGTTTTCGTGGAAAGTTGAGGTAAAAGAACCAGCACCACTATCAGTTGATGTACCTGTTGTAGTTACAATACCAACACCCGTTTCACTGTTTACTGATGTTGTTCCAGATGTTAAACCACGCCCTCTCTCAATATCTGCTGTAGTAATCTTGTGTTTGAGATACATTCGTTCAACACCATCAAAGTGACGTTCGTTAAAAAATTGAATTGTATCATCAACCAGATCATCAATCTGGTCATCGTCAACATTAATCTCCAATACAGGAGCACCCAACCTTCTTAGGCAGTAATCAATTAATTCTTGTCTTGTTGTTGGTTTTGCCATTTTACCTATTCATAAGTAGATTGGGTTTCTTCATTTTTCTCTTTCAGTTCTAGATAATCTTGAGTTACTGTTTGTAACTTTGCTTCTAATAATATAACTTGATTTGATAATTGCGATACTTTTTGATTATATAGTGTAATCAGTGCATTCACATCAACTTCATCATTCATCAATAAGATCCTCCGTCTAATGTACTAGTCCATGTAGGAACATTTGAGGAATCAGTAGTCATAACGTAATTGGATGTGCTGATTCCAGAACCAGGAGATACTGTTGATGTTTGGAGACCATTTACATCAAAGTAAACCATACCATTCAGGTTGTAATCACCTGTCTGGTAGTAAATTCCTTTAATATCTAGGAAACCTCTGGTACCAGTTACAACATCACTTGTAATTGTTGCTTCAGGAATATATGTAAAAGACCTTTGTGGAGCAGAACTACCAGAATTAGTCTGATCAATATATCCAAAGAATCCTTTCCTTGAGTCTGAAGAACCTTCACCAATGTTATAGTGGAACGCTACACCTCTATCAGTGTTTGTATCTACATTTACTGTAAATAAAAGTTGAGTTCCAGTTGATAATCCGACTGTTATAGGATTACTAATAGTAATTACTTCTGTAGAAGCGTTAATGTTAGTAATAGTGGTTCCTGCACCAATAGCAGCAGGACCAGAAACAAAATCACCAGTATTCAGACCTACAACTGAGTCAATTGTTATTGTGGAAATGCCAGGTATTACTTCAACAGGAACTGTTTGCATAACAGTTCTTGTCGTTGTTGTCAAACCTAATGTAATAATAGGTTCGGAAATTGTTAAATCATTTGAATTAACAATCGTTGAAGTTCCATCAACTTGCAGATTGCCTTTAATAACAACAGTACCATCACTATCCAATCCATCGGGATATGGGTCAATGTATAATGTATCACCACTTGTTGTTTTAATTAAATCAGTAGAAATTCCAATATTGTTAATCTCAACACCATGATTAAATGTAGCCGATGCATTTACAAATAATGGTCTGTTAATATCAATAGCATCACCTTCAAATACTATCCTTCCAGACCCATTAGGATCCAATATAATATTGCCGTTTGTATCAGTTGATGATAGAGTATTTCCATCAAGTCTTAAATTGTCAACATTAAATTGATCAACTTTTCTATCACTATCTAATACAACAACTATTCCGCCATCATGATTTACATTATTAGTTACAGCAGAAATGGCACCAGGTGTGTGGTCCATCATTGATGTATAATAACGACCACCAACTGTAACTATATCTGGACTCGCGATATCATTATGACCAATATAGAGTCTATCTTTATATTGGTCGGCACCACCAAAACTACCAATTCCAGATATGTGTGCTAATTCGCCATATGCTAGTGATGTTGGTAAAGCAGCACCACTAGATCGTTTTATCTGAATTTTGGTTGCCATTAGAAGACGCCACCATTAATAGTTAAGGTCTGATCGTTTCCAGTAGTTAAAGTATTTGTTCCTTCAAACTTTTTAGTGGTATTATTATAGACTAAAACCGTACCATCTACTGGATTACTGATTGAAACATCACTCAACTCTGCTAAAGAACCTCCCTGAGCGCCGCCCAAAGAGGAAGTAACTTTAACTGCTGGTGACTGACCTACTCTAACTTTAATATCAGCCATGAACTGAATATACGGAACCTAATATGTATTTATATTCGTGGTGCTCCTATCTTTCCAACAACTTCTTGTTGTTTGAAATATAATTTCAAATAGCACTTTGCTACTTCTTTTAATACACTTATATCTCCAATCTCATCAATATCTCTTGCCATCCTTTCATAAGCAAAGGATTTGTTCATAGTTTCTAGTTCAATATCATTTGGATTCATTTCCATTTAAAATCTCCTTTACTAATGTCTTTAGTTCATCAATCTCTTTTCGCATATCAGATAGTTCTCTTTTTTGAGACTTTCTTCTATTAAGA